TGTTTAGAATATAGCGGAACAAGAGTAAGTAAAACAGATGGCGAGTAATAACCTTGAATACACACTAAGACTAAAAGATTTATTTAGTAAAACAATGCGAGGAGCTGTTGTTGAAACTAAGAAATTGGACGACTCCATGATTAAATTAAAATCAATGGCGGGAAATTTATTTGCTGGTTTAGGAGCAGCTTATATTACTAAAGATATAGTTCAAACAACTGCAAAATTTCAATCATTAGAAAACGCTATTAAAGCTACTGGAGATGGTAAAAATTTAAAATTTTTAAATGAACAAGTTGATAGATTAGGATTAGATATAACAGCAGCGTATCAAGGTTATAAAACGTTTTCAGGAGCTTTAATGGGCACTGCATTAGCTGGCGAACAAGGAAATAAAGTATTTAGACAAGTATCTGAAGCTGCAACTGTAATGGGATTGAGTGGAGAGCAAACAGAAGGGGCTTTTCTTGCTTTAGGTCAAATGATGAGTAAAGGCACTGTAAGTGCTGAAGAATTAAGAGGACAATTAGGAGAAAGAATACCAGGCGCTTTTCAAATAGCTGCAAAAGCAATGGGAGTTACTACCGAAGCATTAGGAAAAATGATGCAAAAAGGTCAAATAGTTGCGGCAGATTTTTTACCTAAATTTGGTAATGAATTAGAAAAAAGATTTGGAAAACAAGCTGCAAATGCTTCTGAAAGTTTGCAATCTAACTTAAATAAATTAGATGCAAGTTGGCAACGATTAAAAGTATCTATTGGAACTGCATTATTACCATTAATTATAAAAATAGTAAAAGTATTTTCAGAATTAATAAATGTCATAAAAGCATTATTACCATTAATACAAATGGGGGTTACTTTATGGGCAGCTTACATAATTCAATTAAAAATAGGAGCAATTAGTAGTTATTATTTTGCGGTTGCAAATAGAGCAATGGCAATGGGAATGAGTAAATCAGCTGTTGCTGCTACGTTTCTTTCAAGAGGTATTAGAGGTATTGGAATGGCAATTAAATCTGTTCCTATCATTGGATGGATTGCTTTAGCGGTTGAAGGTTTAATGATGTTGTATGATAAATTTGAAAAAGTAAGAGGTGTTGTTTATGGATTTATATATGGTATAAAAGAAGCGTTTTCAAATGTTGGAAACATATTAAAAGGTATTGGTTATATAATGATTGGTCAATTTTCTAAAGGTATTGATTTATTAAAAGATTCATTTAGCAATATTGGCAATGCGGCATTTAAAGGATATGGAAAGGGAATAGAAAATTTTAGAAATAAAGATAAAATAGAGGGGATGGATTCATCCTTAATGGGAGCTGAAGGAATGGCTGGAGGTGTTGATGGTGGCAAAGGCGGTAAATCACTTGGAACAGGAAGTGAAGTAACGGGACAACGCCCACAGGCAATAAATATTTCTATTGATAAATTAGTTAACGAGTTAAACATACAAACAACCAATTTAACAGAGGGAGCTGGTAGAATGAAAGAATTAGTTAGCAAGGCACTATTAGAAGCAGTAAACGACATTAATTTAATTGCAATGGCATAATGAATAATAATTTTAAACCAAATACAAAAGGGCAAGCTGAATTAATATTAAAAACTGCTGGCGGTGCGGCTGCTAAAACTGCAATACACGCTGCTTTTGTTAATTATAAAGAGATTGCAAAAGAACAAGGGTTATTTGATGTTACAACTTTAATAGAAACTAAAAAGGGTAAATTTGGACAACCAATATTTGATGAATTTAGTTTTTTAGCTGATAGTGTAAATAAATTAACTTATGAAATGCCAAATGAATATGGTAAAAATAGTATTATTATTATTGCTCCATTTACTTTTGAAACTGCTTTAATTGAAATTAACCAAACTAAGAATATAGTTAAAACTTCAATTAGCGGATTAAATGGAACGGTTAAAGAATACATGAGTAATGGTGATTTTATTATTAATTTAAAAGGTGTTATTGTTGGTGATATTGCTAACCAACGACCTGACAGAAACGATTTAAACGCTTTAGTAGCTTTTTTAAACGCTCCATTAACAATACCTATAAGCTGTTCATTTTGTGAGGAATTAAAAATTTCAAGTGTAGTAATTGAATCATATAGATTAGGTCAAAGAGAAGGAGCAAGAAATATAATTGATATTGATATTAATATGGTATCTGATTCACCTATTCAATTAAGTGTAAGTGCTGAACAAAAAGATATATTCTCAAAAAGAGTTCCATACGTTCAAAAATCAATGTTTTAATGCTACAATGTCAATGTAACATATCAATTACTTCAAAAGGTACTAATAGAAAAGTTAGTTTTAATTTTGTACATTCTATTGAAATAGAAAGTAGTTATGAAAATTTAACCGATACTTGCAAAATTACACTACCTAGAAAATTAACATTTGAAGGTAAAAAATTATTTGAAGGTAATGATCCTATATTTAAACGTGGAGATAATATCGAAGTACAAATAGGCTATGTTCCAAATATAACAACTGTTTTTGTTGGTTATATTAAGAATGTAGGAACAAATGTACCAACGGTATTAGAGTGCGAAGATGAAATGTATTTGCTTAAACAATGGACTATTAACTATCCATCAAAAGTAGGTTTAATTGAACGTTCAAAAAAAGGTAAACTATTAAAACATCCTAAAATTATTCCATTTAGTGTTAAATTAGATGAATTATTAGACTATTGTTTAACAGACCACGATATAGAATACGATATAATAGACGATATTGATTTAGGTCAATTTAGAATGATTAATGCAACTCCTGCTGCTGCTTTAGATAAACTTAAATCTGAATATGGATTATATTCTTATTTTATAGATAAGATAAATAAAACAACAGGCAAAAAAGTAATTGATGCTAAAACAAATAAACCAGTTAGAGTATTACACGTTGGTTTTGCAAACGATGCTTCAATCACACACGAAGCTAGTTTTAAAATGGAGGAGGTTATTATTAATAGTGATACTTTGGAATGGTCAAGAGCTGAAGATGTTAGAATACAATGTTCTGCAATTTCGATGTTTCCTGACAATACTAAAAGTGATCCTATTATTGTTGGTGATCCCGATGGAAACCAAATTACTATCCATAAATACAATATGAATGCTTCAGCTTTAAAATTTGCAGCTGAAGAATGGATTAAGGAAAATAAATACACTGGTTATAGAGGGGACGTTGAAACATTTGGGGAGCCAGTAATGAATCATGGAGATAGAGTAAAATTAACAAGTGTAAAATTACCTGAAAGAGATGGTACATTTTTGATTAAGAAAGTTAAAAGAGTTTATAGTGTCGATGCTGGAAATCATCAAATATTCACATTAGGAGCAAAAGTAGGATAATGAGTAAAGATTTAAGAGATGCGTTAAGGAGTTTAGTTAAGCCAAATAACGATGGGTTTGCTAAAGTTTGCACAGTTGATAGTGTTGATTTAACAACTTTAACATGTTATTGCGTGCCTTTAAATGATGATGCTGATATTATTAACGTTCGTTTAATGGCAAATATTGATAATGGATTTTTATTGATTCCCGAAGTTGACAGCATAGTTGTTGTATCATTTTTGAGTGATAGTTCGGCTTATGTGTCTTTAGTTAGCAAAGTTAGCGAAGTACATTTAAACGGTAAAAACTTTGATGGTTTAGTGAAAGTTCAAGAATTAACTGATAAATTAAACGCTTTAGAAAATAAGGTAAATGATTTAATAACTGCTTGCAGTAGTCAAATAGTTACTTTAGCACCAAGTGGAACGTTTCCTTTGGCTTCGTTTTTTACATCAGTTACTCCATTAGTTCCAACACAACAATTAGAAATAGAAAACATAACAATATTACAAGGAGATGGCAGTTAAAGATATAACATTAGATGATAATTTTGATTTGATTATTGAGAACGGAGATTTTAAAATCTCTGATTCTGATATGCAACACATTCAATTAATCTGTATAACCGATTTAGGGCATTGGAAAGAATCACCCTTATTAGGAGTTGGAATTGAAAAATACATTGCATCAAGCGGTCAAACAGACGCTTTAAAGCGTAGTATTAATGTACAATTAGCATCAGATGGTTATAAGGTAAATGATATATTAGTACAAGGCACAAATGAAAATTTTACATATTCAATAGATGCAGAAAGAAGTTAAGGTTTTAAACGGTCAAAGTATTTTTGATATAGCATTATTTTGCTATAACGATGCTTCTTTAGTTTATAATTTAATATCAGAAAATAGTAATATTACGGATATAAATATGGATTTAACAGGATTAAATTTGTTTTATACTCCTATTGAAACCGTTAAATACGAAGCTAAACAAAACACTAAAGTATTAAATAAAGTAGTAACAATAAAAAAAGAACAAAGCCTATTTGACTTATCTTTGCAGTATTACGGTGATGTTGAAAGTGTTTATAATTTAATACAAAGTAATAGTTATTTAGATAGTATTTTAACTGATAATTTTAATGCAAATGTGTTAAATTATACAAGTGAAATAAATTATGTAAATAGTTATTTTAGTAAAAATTTAATAGATATTGCAACAAAACCAAATGTAATAACTAATTATTTACTTCAAGAAGATGGTAGTTATTTATTACAAGAAGATAATTTTAAAATTATACTATAATGCCAGATAAAAAAATAAGTGATTTAACAAGTGCCGGAGCATTAAGTGGTAGTGAATTATTGCCTATTGTTCAAAGTGGAACTACTTTTAAAACTTTATTAAGTACGTTAAGTAACTATATTAAATCAACTATAACTAATTTTGTGCCTTATACAGGTGCAACAAGTGATGTTAATTTAGGTGAGTTTGGTATTCAATTAGGTAATTTAGAGTTTGATAATACACCAACTAATATACCTACAACTGCTGGTAGTGTAGTTTGGAATGATACAGATGGAACTTTAGATTTAAAATTAAAAGGCGGTAACGTTACACTACAAATCGGACAAGAGCAAGTGTCAAGAGTAGTAAATAAAACAGCTACTAATATAACTTTATTAGAATCTAACTATCAAGCTGTACGAGTTACAGGGGCGCAAGGGCAAAGATTAAAAGTAGATTTAGCTTTAGCAACAAATGATTTATTAAGTGCTGAAACTATTGGGCTTGTAACGGAAACAATAGCGAATAATCAAGAGGGTTTTATAACGACAAGCGGATTAGTAAGAGGTATTAATACAACTGGTTCACTGCAAAGCGAAACTTGGGCGGATGGAGATATTTTATATTTAAGTCCAACAACTGCTGGTAATATTACAAATATAAAACCTATTGCACCAAATCATATAGTTATTATTGGTTATGTAGTTTACGCTCATATAACTCAAGGAACTATTTTTGTTAAGGTTGATAATGGTTTAGAATTAGATGAGCTTCATAATGTTTTAATAAATAGTGTAGCTAACAACGATGTATTAACATACGATAGTTCGACAAGTTTATGGAAAAATAAACAAAGTAATTATTTACAAATAGTATCAAAAGACATTACAGATAGTGCAGCCTTAACAGGAACGACTGCTATTACTTTAATGAAATCAATTTTAATACCTGCAAACACTTATGCAACTAGTGACGTGGTTAAGATATTAAATAGAGCCATTAGAAGTACAGTAACAGGAACTGCTAGTAATTTATTCTACATTAATACAACTAATAGTTTAACTGGTGCAACTCTTGTTGGTACTCAGTCCGCAGCTTCAAGATACTATGCAAATGAACGTAATTTATATATTAAGTCAACAACTATAAGTGAAACTCTTGATGCTGCTACTTCACTTAGTAGTGATGCAAATGTATCTTCAGCAAATCCAAATAGTAACTTAAACATTGATTGGTCAGTTAATCAATATATTATTGCAGCCTTTCAAAATGCAGCGGTTGGTAATAGTACGGTAATGAGTTCACTAATTATACAAAAATTTTAATGGAAAATTTAATTAAAAAAGATAATACGATTACTTGGAGGCATATTGAAAAAGCTGAAATAATTAATGTAGAAAAATTAGACGAAATGGCTTTGCATTTAACATTAGCGGAATATGGCACTTACTATTTTGACTATCCAAATACAAGTGTAAATGACATTAACTATAAAACAATAGACGAATTAATTAATATACTAAAAACAAAATAAAATGGCACAAGAATTAGAAAAATTAGCTGGTAATAACGGAAGTAAATTAATTACTGGAACATCAGCAAATACAATTAACCATACAGCTTTATATGTTCGTGAAGATACAGTTATAAGCGTTTTAACAGGCATTAACGATTTAGGGGTTGCAACTGATTATAAAGTTTCTTTAGGATTAAGTGGTGCTACTTTAAAAGCTGGTGATTATTATTGTGTACCTATGAATAATAAACTAACAGCATTAACTTTAACAAGTGGCTCAGTAATATTATACTAATATGATAATCGGAAAAGCAATAAGTCCGTTTGCTATTAAGCGTAGAAGTAGCGGTGGTGGCGGTGGCACAGATGCAGATGCTCAAGCGTTTATAACAGCAAGCGGAATAAGTGGCACGGAAGCGACTGCTATTAATACATTGGTTGTCACTTTAAAAAGTATAAATGTTTGGACAAAAATTAAAGCTGCTTATCCAATGGTAGGCGGAACTGCTACTACTTGCAAATGGAATTTAAAAAATCCAGTTGATAGCAATGCAGCATATAGATTAGTGTTTAGCGGTGGCGGTACGTTTAGTGCAAATGGGTATAGTCCGGGAGGTGTCAATGGTTATGCTAATACTTTTTTAATACCATCAACTGCTTATAGTGTAGCTAATAGTGGACACATGAGTTATTACTCAAGGACTGATTCAAATGGTTCTACTGAAAGAGAAATAGCTAGTTTAACTTCAACTGTTTACTCTGATTTGGCTTTAAGATTTTCAAATACAGTTTCCATGAGATGGGGAGAAACATCTGTCCCAACAACAGCAGCTTCTACAAATTCTATAGGATTTTATGTAGGTAGTAGAACTACAAGTACTACTTCAAAAATTTTTAAAAATGGAACTCAAATTTTAATAAGTGGTAACTTAGCTGGTGGATTACCAAGTGTACCTTTTTATATAGGTGCTATGAATCTAAATAATGCAGCGTCTTATTATTCAGCTAAACAATGTGCCTTTGCATCTATTGGAGATGGCTTAACAGATGCTGAAGCCTTAGCTTTTTACAATGCAGTACAAACATTTAACACAACTTTAGGTAGACAAGTATGATACAATTAAAAGACATAACAACCGAACAATACAACTTATATGTAGGTCTATTAACAGTAGAACAAAAAGATAGTTTAATCCTACAATGGTACGCACCTGATTGCTATTTTAATCCTATAATGGATAATGCAGATAATTGGGTTATATCAGTTGAGGAAATGGCTAATTGTGTAAATGAAGAATTTATTTGGGTTAAAGATTTACCTTTAATTATTTACGAACCAAAACCAAGCCCACCACCATTTAACTAGTTATGAAAGAACTTGCGTCCTTAGAGAATAAAATTAAATTAGTAACTTTTGCAGCTGGCTTAATGTCGATGTACTTTGCTATCAAATCGGATATTAGAGAACTTTATACTGAAAAACGTTACGAGGTTGAACATTTGCAATATCAAATAGAGGAAATAAAAGCCG